AGCCTGTCTTGTTTGTTCATGCTTCCTCCAAAGATTAAAAAATACCCGTTCTAAGATAATGCTTCGCTTGATAATAAAAATGATGATATATCCAATTACCACTGTATTTTTTATCTAAATACACAATTTCAAAACTGTATTTCGCTTTAAATGTGTTAAGTCTGCCGAGTAATGCCAAAGGATTATATTTTGACCGGTACTTACCTTGCAGCATCTTTTCGTATCCATGTAGGTCCTCCACAATTAGAGTGAATGGAATGTCTTTCGAACGAATTAACTCATTTTCAAAAGCTGTTTGCGTATCTTTTTGTAAGTTCCCCGTGATCTCATCCATGTGGGCTTTCCGTTCTACTCGGCTATCTAAGTAAATATCGCGTGGTATTCCAAGTTCTTCATTTTTCGGAATCATGCAGCCATAATCACCAGTATCTAATTTTTGATTTTTAATCGGAATACCCTTTTGATGTAAGTAATCACGAATATGGTCATTTACGTTTTCACGAGTATCGATCACAATTGTGAGTGTTTTAAGAATTTTATTTATTTCTGTATCTGTATAACGATAACTGATCACTCTCCTACTCCTCTCCTTGCATATATAACCGCACGTTCATATACCCTTCTTGCCATTACATTTGATTCATCAGTTTCAAATTGGCGATGATCCTCATACAGGTCTGTCCATCCGTTCTTAGCAAGCACAATCGTCCAGTCATAGAACATTTGTAATGAATCTATATCAGCAAGCAACCAATCATATAATTTCTGATTCTGTTGCCATCCACAGAACTGATGGAGTATCTTCATAATTGTTAGTTTCTCTGCGCTCGCATCTTTCCACGATTGAAACCAATCCTCAATAGCTGGATAATTTCGTTCAGCAGCTTGCATGACTTCCTTTGGAATTAATTCCTGTCTTTTTATTCCGATTCGGTTATCCTCTGAATCAAGATAGATATTTGCACCTGATTTCCAAATTTCACTCAGTATTTTTAATACTTGTGTCACCTCATCTCCCTCTTCTCCACAAAAATGACCATTAATTAAGTTCTGGTTAATAAAAAATCCGATTTCCCTCCTTAATTAACACATTTTTAGTTAAAAACAACTTTATTAACCCGTTAAAAACGTTGTTATATCAAGGGTTATAGCTCTATTTTTATCATTGGCGTTATCAAGGTTACCTTGATTCCAGGTGTACAGAAATAGTATATATATGCTTTTATAAATATTTATTATTTTTGGATATATACAAAATAAATAACCAATAGTAACCCAACAGAAAAAACAACTCTCTAAACCCTTGATATAACTGAAATTCAAATCATTTTAAAACGGGTTACCAAACTTTTTTTCGGCTCATTTTCGTTTACTGAATTGGTAACTTCCGGCTGTAAATATTTATAACTCTCTTTTTGCAGACCGACACCATATAAAAATAATTTGTTTTTTGTTCCCCGCTTTTTATAGATATTCTTGTTTTCTAACAGTCTGTAAAATGTTCGATTCTTTAGGCTGATTTCTCCCTCATCATTGCACCAACGAGAATATTCGTTATACAACTCTTTTGCCTCTATTCTAGCCTGTGGATGTAAAAAACACTTATCGATTAAAAAAGGCTCAAGAATATCCATTTCTTCTTTGTAATGACTAGTCGCATCTTGAATTGCTTTTGGCATTCCTAATCCCTCACTTTGCCATTTTAAGCAGCCTTCAATTGCCCAATTTAATATGCCCGACATCTCCATTGACAACTTTTCGGGAAGCTTACGATCTACCTTCTCTTTCGGTATGGTCACAGTAAACGGAATCATTCGAACCCTACGCCATATTCCTTCATCCATACCTTTAATAATTGGTTTATGGTTCGTTGTAAAATACACTTTAAACTCAGGCGTAAATTCGAAAAACTCTTGGCGTAAAAATCGCGCGCTAATTGGTTCTCCCCCCGTAATTTGTTTGACTAAGGCTTCTGATAATTGTTGACCGTCTTCACTCTCAACAGCCGATACAAAACGCGCCCCGGCTAAACGTGCAATATCATTATTCGCTCCAGAATCATGTTTCTTTTTAATAAACGTATCGCTATTTGTTTGTTTTGCATAATCTCCTAACAAATTTTTGATTGTGTTAATAAATGTGGATTTCCCATTTCGACCACCTCCATAGAGAAAGAACATGACCTGCTCTGATATATCACTTGTTAAAGAATAGCCGATTGCTTTTTGGATAAAATCAATTAATTCATAATCTGTATCCCCTTCGGGATTTTTGAAAATACTTTCTAAAAAAGCTTTCCAATGTGGACAATCTTCATCCTTTTCACATTCAATATTTGTCATTTTTGTTAGCATGAAATCACGATCATGTAATGACAACTCACCTGTTTTTAAATCCATCACACCATTTTCGACATTCAAAAGATATGCGTGTTTATCAAAATCTTCACGCTGAGCAGGTACAAGTGGAATCATATCCTTGATACTATTCATTCGAATTGCACGTTTTTCGCATTGTCTTCCCCATTTCACTTCACGTTCATCTTCACTTTTTAGTAGCTTCCTAAGCGTTTTTGAAGTGATGCGTTCGACCTTCCTACTTCTATCTTCTTTCCAACGTTTCCCGTCCCATGTGTACCAACCAGAACCGTTTACAAAACGAATAACGTGTCCATATTCTGTTGCAATTCGTTCCGCATTTCCCATTTCAGTGAGCATAAATTTTCGATTTGTTGGTCTTGCTCCGTCTTCACTGCCTTCCTCATTGTGGAAATCAAAAGAAAATTCTTCGAATTGTTGTTTATTATCTAAAATAGTTGTTGGAGTTGATGAAATAGCCTCCGCTATTGTTCTTTCGCCGTAAGTTTCGTTTGTATCACTGAAATGGATAACGTCCCATTTATCACGTATAAGGCTTGACTCACGGAACATTGAGTCCATTCGAGGTGCTGAATTGCCTGTCCAAAACGCTAAATGATTACATAAAGACTGATCGCTTCCAGAATGATCACCATTAATTAAGTCTCCATTGAATAATGATCGAATTTTGTCACCGTTTTTACTACGAAACATTTTCTCCCATAAAGATTCATTTGAAATTTTGATTTCGTCTTTTTCAAATTCCGCTAAATTTACGCGTCCTTGAATGTCGCTATCATCAAAATACTGTTCAAATACTTCTGCTAGCTCATCCGTACGATCATAGACATCATTAGAATTTTCACGGTTTCCAGTGAAAGTGAAGAATCGACCGTATGAGTAAATTTCTAAACCGTGTTTTGTATTTTTCCTTCCAGTACCTAATACAGATTGTGGAAGGCTACCTTTGATGATGATGTGGATGCCTTTTTCTGAAGGTGAAAACTCTGTATAGCTATCTAATGTATCGATAATTTCTGTTGCAAAAGCATTTGTTTTTCCGTCCACAACACACTTATCAAGATCTATTCCTATATAGTTGTCCTGCCTACTAAACACAAAACCTATTCCGTCATAGTCACCTTCTAAGTAAAATTTGACTGCCGTTGCAAATGTTGACCAGGTACGTCTGTTATTTGCTTGGGCCATTTCACCAGTGACTTGACATGGAACTTTTGTCTGCTTGCCATTTCGAGTTTCAAACTTCCACAAAATCCATTGAGGAAGGGCCTTTAACTCGGCAGGAATTTCATTAAAATTGTATGGGTTCTTTTTCATTTTGCCCTCCTATTAGCCTTTTAGGGTATAAAAAAGAGAAGTCGGTTACAACCAACCTCTCTATTTAGTTATTTAAAACGGTAACATTTCATCGCCGATTGTTACTGCTGGACCACTTGTTATCGGACTTACGTCCGACACATCATAATACTTTGCTTTGGCTGCCGTACGTTTTTGTTTCTGTCCATCCACAACCTTGTCATACTCTTCATGCTTTACAGTGATTTTTACATTTTTATTGATAAGTTGCTTACCCATATCTTCAGCAGAATTGAAAGCATGGTTATTACCAAATCCACACGCTTTTAATAATGAGTTAACGATTTTGACGGAAACCTCATGTTCGAATGTGAATGTGTTATACAGAATTTTTGCCCCTTGATGATTTTGTGGTACATCACTGCGAATTTCGAAATCAACCGATAGCTTATCCTTACCTGCTTGTGTTTTACCAGCTTCCGCATTTACAATTACCGCTTCATATTTACCTTCAGCTACCAATTCAAAACCTGTATTTACGTTTGTTTCATCAAATTTAAAGAAACTCATTATTTATTTCCCCCTTGTTTTTCTGGTACATAACCAATTTTAAAAATATCTTCATGGGCGCAAGCCTTACGTTTATCAAGTTGATTCTTTGCAAAGATGTAAGGTGAAGGGGCTAGAATAAACCCATAATTTTTTGTTTCTTCATTGATAAATGACTTTGCAACCACTTGGCATAGACCCATACAATTGTTTAAGATTTTGAGTCGGATATCAGGATAAGCGCGATTGACAGCTTGTCCACTAGGTAACTCCCATTTATCAGTCGTTTCCCACGCTGTAAATACAACACGTTTTCCTAACGTTTGGATAAATCGAACACTATCAATTACGAAAAAATCGATTTGCTGATAATTTGCTTGCGAAGGAACACGATTGTTATTCCCTTCTCGACCTAAATTTGCAAGCATGGATCTAGTTAACTCTGAGATATTATCGAAAAAAATCGTATCGTATTTTGATAAGTCAGATGTGGATAAATCTTTCATGAGTGCATTCCAGTTCGTCCAAGCATCATAAGTATCAAATTTAACAATATCGATATCCGCATTACCTGATAACGGAGCTTGTGTTTTGTCGATTGGAATGTAAAGTGTCTTACCTTCTAAATAATTCGCTGTAGATGTTTTACGCATTCCTGGATTGCCATAAATCAAATACGTTGAGTTATCCGTTGTAACGCTAGAAGCATTTGTAATTTCCAATTGATTCACTCCTTCGCCATTTTTTTTAGAACAAAAATAGAAGATTTGATATCAAGAATCTTGGTTTCAGTATTTTTAATGTTATTTTCAACAATCGGCTTCTTTTCTATCAATCTTTCTAATTCACTCTTATGTTCACGTAGCTTTCTATTCATCACATGTAGCGACTGTTCTAACTCTTCAATAGCAGCGTTCAAAATGGAATCACCTCTTTTTGTATACT